CGAACGGCGCGCGCGACCTGCCGGCTCGACTGCCGCAGGACCTGGGGGTCGCTTGGCGCTGGAGTTTGGATCGCGATCGCAACCCGTACGTCCCCGCCCGACGAACCAATCTTCTCGATCCGGCCAGCGCCGCTGGGCACGAACAGCTCCGGGCCGCGCTCGCCGACGACATAGCCGCGACCTGCACTGACCGGCCCGCCGGTCGCGCGGCCCGGCACCCCCAGCAGTCCCGAGATTAGGCTGCCGATCCCGTTGATCAGCCCGGCGCCAAAACCGCCGCCGTTCGACCCCGACGGATTGAACAAGCTCCTCAGAGATGCCTGCGCAATGTCGGCCATTGCCGCAAGCGCGACCTTCTTTAAATCGCCGAACCCGAGCTTGCCGGTGGTGATCGCCTTTGCCAGTGCACTATCGATCAGTCGTCCTGCGCGGCCGGCGCCCGTGACCAGCGGCCCCTCGAGCTCGCCACGCATCGTCGCGACGTCGCGCGCGAAGGCAGCCGTGTCGGCGCGAACGCTGACCACCAGCCGCTCAATTTCGTCATCCATTGCCTAAGCTCTCAATTGTCAGGAAAGCGCCTGCGCATGTCTTCGATCAGCTCTCGTTCGGGACCATCGCCGGCAACATTTGCCCACTGGAAAGCCACCGCCAGCTCCGCGGGAGTCGAACTCCAGAATTCTGCCGGGCGCCATCCGAGTAATAGGCTGGCACCGCCGCACAGTCGCGCCGCAGCCTCCCCGAAGGAATCGCTCATCGGCCTTGGAGAATCTGCCCGAGCACATTTCTGAGGATTGGCGTGATGCCGACGAGCCCATGCTCCATTACTGCCTCGCCGATCCGCTCACGCGTGATCGCTTTTGGTCTATCAATCGAGAGATGGTCGAACAGCGCGATAATTTGCGTCAGCCGCAGCGCGCCTTCCGCCGCCCGCTCAACCAGTTCGAATAACGACCCGAGCTCTTCCTCCGCCGCTATTAACGCTTGGAATGTCGGACGAAGGACAAGCGCTTCGCCGGCGACCTGAAACGCCGCCTCGCCGCGGAACGGATTCGCCTTCGTCACAGCGCGACGACTTCGCCCGAACTCTCGAGCGCGAGCGTATAATTCCGCTCACCATTGAAATCGCCGGCATATTCGAGCCGCGTCACCAGGAACTCGCCCTGCATCCGGTCGCCGCTTTCGAACGTCAACTGGTAGCTTTCGATACCCCCACTCAGCGCCAGTCCCTTTACCTGGGCTTCCGCCGCACTGCCGGTGAAGATCCCGCTTGCCGCGACCGAAACCGACCGGACGCCCGCGCCGGATAACAGCTCTCGCCACCCGCCACTGCCCTTGTTGGTGATCGCCACCGCATCGCCGTTGATCGACAGCTGCGTGGTCTTGAGGCCCGCAACTGTCGTGTAGCTCGGGCTCGGCGCACCGTCGCCAATCTTGAGCAGGAATGCGCTGCCGCGCTCTGCCGCCATAACTCTCTCCTTGTCGAGTTCAGTCAGTTGAGCGCGAGCATCCTCGCGCGAAAATCAATCGCCGCGGCCCACGGCCCGGCTACATCCCGAAGCACCCGGCGACGCACCAGCCGCATGGTGACCAGCTGCCAGCCCGGTGTCGACGTAAGTGCCTGCAGGTTTGCCTCAACCAGATCGGTGATCGCGTGCAGCCGCACCGGCTCGTCGTCCCATAAAGTGATCGCGATCAGCACCTCACGACCGTTGCCGCTCTTGTGCCCCCAATCGCTCTCCGTCGTCGCATCGAGCGCAACGTACGGATAGGCGGCGCGCGCAGGCGGGCCGTCGTAGACTCCTGTGAGTTCCGTTATCCCCGCCAGCGCTGAGGCAATCGCCGACTGCAACGTCCCACCGGCGCTCATCTCAGGCCACCGGACAGGAAGCGCAGGCTGGGATCGATCAACCATCGCCGCAACAGGCCGCGGCCGCTGATCACGACCTCCGCATCCACGACCTCGACCGAGGCTACGCCAAGCATTGCCTTCATCCGGACCGCGAGCTTCTGAACCTGCCGGCGCTGAGCCGCGGCGGCGAGCAGCTCGGCCCGCCGCACCAGCTTCTCCATCATCCCCGCACCTCTTCGCAGCGCAGTGCCAACCGATCTCTCGCCAAGGGGTCGTTGAGCAACTGTCGGATCATCAGCTTGCGGTCCTTCCAGCTGATCCGCTGATCGAGCGCGACTCCGTCGCGATTGCGGATCGTCACCCGATATCGCGGCATCGAACTTAGGACTTGCCCCTCGCTCTCGGCGCCGACGCTTTCGAGCGTCACGCTGGCGAGGCAGTTGCAAACGAGGTCCCAGCCGGGTCCCTGCAGGCCCATCTCGTTGCGCACGGACACCGGCCGTTCGATGGTTACGCGCTCCCGCAGCGTCCCTGCGAACTCGCCGCTCATGCCATCCGCATCCGGCGGAATGGCCGCCACAGCGCGGTCACGGCGGCCGGAGGCTCTCCGCCCAGTCCGTCCCGCGTCGTGAAGAGGTGCGCAACGAGGCGCAAAATGCCTTGCCGGATCGGCTCCGGCACCTCGTTCTCGTCTGCCGCCATGCCCGCGCTTCCGGTCACGCGGATCCGCCTCGTAGAGACCGAATCGATGACGCGCACCCAGCCGTCTCCTGAAGAGTCGACGTCGATCGAATAGTCGCCGGTCAGCAGCGCGGTTTCCGCACCGTTCTCGTCAACGCGTTCGACGTCGGTGATCGCCCGGACAGGCGTCGAAGTCAGGCGTTCCCAACCGCCGCTAGCCGCTATGTCCTCGCTGAACTCCCGCGCAATGATGATCTGATTGATGAAGGCTTCGCACAGCGCACTCGCGGTCCGGATCAGGCCGGCGACGACCGCTTCTTCTTCTCCGGTCTCGATCCGCACATAGGCCTGGGCTTCGCCGAGGGTCACCGCCGGCTCCGCAATCCCACTCACCGGCATCAGCGCTTCTCCACCCTGAGGACGATCGACCGACTGTCCGCGCGCCCCAGCGCGGTGACGATGTCGTTGACGAGCCGATAGATCCGGCCTGGCACCCCGCCGCCGGCGTTCACCGTCGACGTGCCGGCGTCGAACGTGCTGCCCGTGATCGCAATTCCACCGGGCTCGTCAGGCGCGACGGCCCATTCACTCTCGGCGATCAAGTCGCCGTCGCTGAGATAGTCGGTGGCCCAGTCGATGGAATAATCGAGAACCGAGTCCGGATCTTTCAGAAGCAGTGTCATCGCGATCCCTTGAAGTGCTAAATTTCGTGCCGCTCATCGCGCTTCTGGCTGAGCCACGGCGTCGGCCTTGGCCGTGATCAGGCGCTTCGGCGGCGGCTTCCTGCTCGTCGTCTCGAGTGGTTGCTCCGCGAGCGACGCTTCACCCGTGGCGAACTCCCCAATGCTCATGTTCTAGCTCTCCGTCCGGCCAATCGGTTGAGTCGCGCTAGTAGGGCCGGTATCCGCGCTGCATGCTTCGTTCTCCCAGCAAGAAGGCGTCGGCCCTTTGCCTGGTCGTGATCGTAGCGATCCTTGCCGACCTCGCGGTGCTCGCGCTGTTCCAGGCGATGCCGCCCAGCCTGTCGAGCGGCGATACGCCGCTGTTCATCGCCCAGTCGCATAATCCCTGGGCCCATGGGTTCGAGCCGCCCGGTTATCCGCTGTTCCTGTCGCTGGTCTTGCCGCTTGGCGCCACCTGGACCGTCATCGCGCAGGCGCTTATCTCGCTTGGCGCGGCGCTCTTCACATTCCGCCGAACGCGCATGCAGTGGCTCAGCCTTGCGATGGTCGCGTGCCCCTTTCTCATTCTTTTCGATTATCAGCTGCTGACGGAGACCCTGACTTGCCAGCTGGTCTGGGTCGGCCTGGTCCTGCTCACCTGGCCGAAGCGGGTGTGGGACCCGTTCATCGCCGGCCTGCTCATCGGCGCTGCTGCACTGACCCGCGACACGCTTTATTTCCTGCCAATCATGCTCGTCGCCGCAACCGTCCGAACGCGGTACTTCAAGTCGGCGTTGGTGGCCGCTGCTTGCGCTTTTCTGACCATTTTGCCTTGGCAGGTCGCGCACGACACGTCGAAGATCAGCGATGGCCGCGGCGGGTTCGCATTGTGGATCGGCACGTGGGAGCGCAACGCCGATTGGCAGCTCCCTGGCATCCCTAACGCCGCATGGCCAGCGAACGCGTTTCGCTCGCCGGCGGAAGAGCAACAGGTCAAGCAAGCGATCGCGCGCCGCGACGAAGCGCCGCTGGCAGCGATTGCGATCGACCGCATACGGTCCGATTCCGTCGCAGTCGCGAAAACGTGGGCGCTTCGCTACCCGCGGCTGTGGATCGGAAGTCGCGCCGACTCCCTGCCGCTGCGTTTCGAGCGCGGCAGCGTAATGTGGACCGTAGTCAAACTCGGCTTCTTCAGCCTCAACCTTGCAATTCTGGTCCTTGCACTGATTGGCGCGTGGCGGCTCCGCCGCGATCCAAAAGCGCGTCTGATCGCGGTGCCGATTGTGTACCTCGGGGTAATCCTGATCCCGTTTCACAACACCGAAACCCGGTACAGCCTGCCGGCCATGATGCCCTTGCTGTTCTTCGCCGGTCATGCGTTCACCGCCTTCACCACCGCGAAGTTGAGAACGACCGCCTCGGACTTGGACGCGGCCGAAATGTTGCGGAGCGAGATGCGGCACGATCCGGCCGCCACCGCATCGACCGTCGCCTGATAGCTATCTGCTGTCGCGGCCGAGGCGATGCTGACAGCGACCACGTCCGTTACGGCCAAAAGGCTGTTGGTCAGCGTGAACCCGACGCTGGTTGCGGCGGCGAGTGCTGCTCCATTCATCGTGATCTGTCCGCACGGCTTGTTCAGCGTCACGCCCGTCGACTTGCTCGTCGCCTGGGTGACGGCACCGCCGGCCCCGGTGGCATAGCCGACCCCATTCGCCGCGCCGCTGCTCGTCACACCGGCCGTCGCGGCAACGCTCGTCGGCGTGATGGAGCCGAGCGACAAGTTTGTGCCCGAAAACGTCAATCCGCCCGCCAACCCGAGCTCCTCGACCACGCCCGCACCGGCCGACGCCCGTCCCAGGAGTTTCGACGTCGCGCTGACATTTTGGATCTTGGCGTAAGTGACCGCCGAATTGTTGATCTTCGCCGTCGTGACCGCGTTGGCGGCAATCGAGGCGGCAAAGCTGGCGGATCCCGTACCGGTAACATCGCCGGTCAAAGTGATCGTCTGGTCGCCGGTGTTGGTTCCGCTGAGGTTGGCACCGGTGACATTGCCGGACGCCGCGAGCGTACCGGTCACCGTCGTCCCACTGTTCGTCACCAGCAGTCGGTCGGCTCCTGCGACGCGAAAATGGTGAGCGCCGCTGGCCGTCAGGCTGTCGTAATAGAGCGGGTTGTTGACGTTGAAGATGTTGGCCTGGAGCGTTCCGTTGATCTTGAAGTTCAGCGACGCAGCGATGTTGGTCGAACGAAGATCCAGGCCGACGTCGCTCGCGCCGCTGGTCGGCCCGAATGCGTGGAGCAGGCCTTCCGCGCTGATCTGCTTCGTGACCCACAGCGACCCGATTTGCGTGTTCGACTGGGCGGCGATGATCCGCGCGCCGCCGACCACACCGGCCGGCTGCATCCCATTGAGGACGAGCGTGGTCTGCTCGAACCGGCTCGGGGCTTGGTCAGCCTCCGAATAACAGTTCAGAAAGACATTCGATGAGGTGAGGCCGTCGGTGCAGTAGGGGCCGCCTTCGCGGACTGAAATCCCGCTCGTCCAGTTGGGATAGTTAAGGCTCGGGCTCCCGTCGCGCGAATAAGCCCACCAATTATTGTCCGTCGTCGTTCCCGACGGCGCGTTGATGGATGCGCCGGATGCCTGGCCCGGTTTGACATAGTAGAGGTGACCGCTTGCGTGAACGAGCGAATAGGGCCCGCCCGGCTGGATGCCGTTCGTTGCGGCATGGCACCCGGTGTAGGTATTGCCGAGAAACGAGCGGTCCCACACGCCCCACTGGCGGCAACCGATGATGCTCAGGGATTGTACGATGCCGGCGTTCGAATCGCCGCCTTGGACGTAGAGTCCGTTGCGGCAATTCTCGATTAGGACGCGCGTGATCTCGAAATTATTCGCATTGCCCTCGGTGCCTGCACCAGCATTCGCGACAACGTAGATGCCATCGCCTTGGAAATTGCTGATGAAGACGTCACGGACCGTTGCGCGC